TCAGCACAATTAGATACAACCGGCTTATTTGTAAGTGGGGCACTCTCTGCCTCCCTACAACAAAACTATGTTTGGTTAGGTAACTCATCTAATAGAAGTGCTGCAGTTCCTTTAGCTACTATTGCTGTCTCAGGAGGCTTTTACACAACAGGTAGTTTTGGATTTTATGGAGCATTCTGTTCTACAGGTTCCCAATCAAACCCTAGTCCAAATGTATCTCGTTCAATGCAGCTAGAAACTACTGAACATTCAGATGGTGTATCTGTTGTAAGTGGTAGTAGAATTACAGTAGCAAACCCAGGAACATATAATTTACAGTTCTCAGCCCAATTAGAAAAAACAGATAATGGTGTTAATACTGTTTATATTTGGTTCAAGAAAAACGGAACAAATGTTCCTCGTTCAAATACAGCAGTAGATGTGTTAAAACAAGCAGGAGGTAGTGGTAAATTTGTTGCTGCTTGGAATTATATAGATACCTTTAACGCAAATGATTATTTAGAAATAATATGGCAATCTGATGATACTGCTATGCAATTAGCAGCTGATCCAGCCTCGGGCAATTACCCATCAATCCCCTCAGTAATAGCAACTCTCACACAAGTCTCTTAATTTATGTTCAACTTAAACTTCTTTTATGAACCCAAACCATCACGAAGATGAAATATTCCAAGAAAAGCGCAAACCTAAAAACCCCATAAAATTTAAAATAGAACTTAACCAAGAACAGAAAGAAGCAAAATCCAAAATATTAGAAAATACAGTTACGTTATTAGCAGGCTCTGCGGGTTCAGGTAAAACACTTTTGGCGTGTCAAATAGCGTTAGAAAAGCTATTTATGAAGGAAGTTGAAAAAATAATTATAACACGCCCCACAGTATCCAAAGAAGAAATTGGTTTTTTACCTGGTGATTTACGCGAGAAAATGGATCCTTGGGTACAACCCATATACCAAAACATGTACATACTGTATGATCGAATAAAAATAGAAAAACACATACAAGAAGGCGACATCGAGATAGTACCTGTTAGCTTTATGCGAGGTAGAACATTTCTAGATTCAATTGTTATAGTAGACGAAGCACAAAACGTTACACACGAGCAAATGGAAATGATTGTAACACGTTTAGGTTTACGTTCTAAAATGATAATTTGTGGTGACGATAATCAAGTAGACTTAAAAAACAAACGCGATTCTGGATTTAGATTTTTATATACTGCCTCTAAAAAAATTAAAAATTTAGCTGCAATTTCATTAAAAACCAACCACAGAAACCCAATAGTAGAAGATTTAATCTCATACTATGAGGAGGCACACGAAAAAGGTATTACCCTATCAAACTCAGGATCGAAAAAATAAAATAAATAGTAAATTTGTCATATTTATAACAAAAACTAAATGGCAAATATTCCTATTTGGCCTGGCTCTTCATCATTTGCACAGGTTTCAGCTTCCTATTATAATACACCTTCAACAGGTAGTTCACCAACTCCTTTTGGTTTTTATGATAGCGATACTGATTTTAAAACGGATGCTAATAAAGTAGCAAATTTTTGTGCTAGAAGATTAGGCTACCCTATTGAAAACGTTGAATTACAAGATTTAAACTTTTGGGCAGCCTTTGAAGAAGCAGTTACAGTATACGGAAACGAATTATATGCTTATCAAGTTAGAGAAAATATGCTTAACTTGGAAGGATTACCTATTTCTACTCCTACCCTTAATAACACACAGATTACCCCAAATATGGGCAATATTATTCGTATTTCAGAACAATACGGAGCAGAAGCGGGTTCAGGAGGTAATGTAAACTGGTACAGCGGCTCCGTTATTTTAACGGGAAGTATACAAGACTATGACTTAAACGAGTGGGCCGTGCAAAATGGTATTAGCGCAAGTAATTTGGAAATTAAACGCGTATACTATCAAGGTATACCTGCTTCCGCAACGTACTATTATGGTGGCGCCGCAGGGCTAGGAGCAGGATTAGGTGGATTTATGGGTGGTTTAGGAGGTGTACCTGGCTTTGCAGGATATGGATACAACTATCTTGTAACCCCATTATCATACAATGTTAATGCTATTCAAGAAGTTGAATTAGGGCAAGAAATTTTACTTTCAGCCTATAGCTTTGATATACACAACAATAAACTTAGAATATATCCTGTACCTATGCCTGGAGACACAGGAACACATTACTGGTTCCAATATGTTCTAAAAAATGAACGCTTATCAGATTCGTTAGCTTCCGGAAGTGGAGCTTTAGGAGCAGGACTTATAACAAATGTATCTAATGTCCCATTTGCAAATCCTATATACGCTCAAATAAATTCAATAGGACGTTCTTGGGTATTTGAATATACCCTAGCTATAACTAAAGAAATATTAGGATATGTAAGAAACAAATATACCCAAATACCAATCCCGGGTGCTGAGGTTACATTAAACGGAGATACTCTTGTAGCATCAGCTCAAACAACTAAGGATGCCTTAATAGAAAGATTACGAGCATATTTTGATGAAACTTCTAGAAAAAGTATGCTTGAAAGACGTAAAGATGAAGCTGATTTTTCAAAACAGGAACTAAATAACGTTCCAATGACAATTTATATAGGTTAATAAAATTAAATATATGATAGGTATTTATAAAATAACTAATCCTAATAATAAAATGTATATAGGTCAATCTACTAATATCTTTACAAGATGGAAAGCATATAAAAAATTAAAATGTAAAGACCAACCTAGTTTATTTTTTTCTTTACAAAAATATGGACCAGAAAACCATAAATTTGAAATATTAGAAATATGCGCTCCTGAAGAATTAGATATTAAAGAAATATATTGGGGTAAATATTATAATGTATTATCTAACAAACATTTAAATAATAGATTAGGAAGAGGATTTGGTTCATATGATAGTGAAGAAACTAAAAAGAAAAAAAGTGAATGTCATAAAGGAAGAAGTAATTACTGGTTTAAAGGAAAACCCCTAACTGAAGAACATAAAAAGAAAATAAGTGCTGCTAAGAAAGGCATATCTAATATTATAACTAAAATTAGAAAAGATAAGGGTATTTCTAAAAGATATCATGTAGATGCTGTAATAAAATCAAAATCTATTCCTTTGTTACAATATGATTTGCAAAATAATTTTATACAAGAATGGCCTAGTGGTGCCGTAGCTGCTAAATGTTTAGGATTAAGACAAAGTAATATACATAACGCTAGTATAAATAAAACCCAATCTTGTGGTGGATTTATTTGGATTAAAAAGAAAAACTTATCATGAGTCTCTTTGGACAGGCACGCGACATTTCAATGTTTAGATATGTTAACCGCGAGTTAATGGGTAATATTATATCTCAACAGTGTGCTTTTTACAAATTAAGATTAAATCAAACTAATTTTAATATGTATGGAGAAGCAGCTGAACAAAAATATTACGATGGTCCTATCTTGTTATACTGTTTAATAGACCTACCTGATCAAACCCAACCCACAGACGATATGGGTGTAAGTTTTGATTGGCAACCTGAATTTAGATTTTTAAGAGACGATTTATTAAATAAACTTAATGATTTTAACCAAGACTCAATATATGGTGCTAATTTAGTACCACAAATTGGTGATATTATCTTATATGAAACTGCATATTACGAGGTACACGCAACTAATGCTGCACAATATTTTGTAGGTAAAGACCCGGATTACCCAAACAACCCACAACCCGCAGGATTCAACCCAGGCTTAGGGGAATTTGGTTATAATGTATCTATAATTTGTAAAACCCACTATGTTCCTGCTGATAAAGTTGGTATAACCTTTGAACGAATGTAATTATGGCAGAAAGTAGAAATCCATCCCCAAGAAAACCTACCCCCAAAACTCAAGTTGAACTTAGTAATCAACTATCAGGGGCAAGTAATTCTCTATTAGGAGATCCAAATTTAGCTAATCCTAATTTTAACGGGCCTAATCGTTCATTGCAGAATAGTTGGGAAGGAGATACTGTAAAACCATTTACAGTTACTATCCAAGATATAGACGAGGCTATTATGTATTATTTCCAAAATGTTATTAAACCTTTTGTAATGCAAAATGGCACACGCATTGAAGTACCTATAATATATGGTGCCCCTGAACGTTGGAAATCAGTTCAACGCGATGGATATTATAAAGATAAAAACGGAGCTATAATGGCACCCCTTATTATGTTCAAAAGAGATACTATTGAACGTAATAGAAGTTTGGGAAATAAATTAGATGCTAATTATCCTAATTTATATGGGGTAATGAAGAAAAAATACGATACTAGAAATTTTTATTCAAATTTTAATGTATTAACTAATAGAGTTCCTGAAGAACAATTCTACGCATTTAGAATCCATGACTACATTAACTTAACATACAGTTGTGTAGTTTATACTTATTATGTTGAGCAACTAAACAAAATAGTTGAAGCTATTAACTATGCTTCAGACACATACTGGGGGGATTCTCAACGCTATAAATTTAAAGCTTCAATTGATTCGTTTAATACAGTAACAGAATTACCTACTGGAGCCGAAAGAATAGTAAAAAGTACATTTAATATTAAAATGTATGGATATGTAATACCTAATACATTGCAAAATAATATTTCTTCTCTACAAAAATACAGAAATAAAGCCAAAATAATATTTGCTCTAGAAACCTCAAATGATCCTTTAGTATTTGATCCTAATATACCTGTAGTAACTGATGGGTCAGGAATACCAAATGCCCAAAACGCAAGAAGCTTAGCAGCCGATAGATATAATCTTAAACAAGCAGGTAGCCCTGTTCCAGTTAGTATAACCCCTAATCTAGAATATGAAGCTTTACTAGAAGAAATAGCAGAATTAAAAGCCCAATTGCAGGCTCTTCAAAATCCTTAAAATTTATTTTTAACAATGGCCAGCAACATTAGATTTTTAGATCAAATATTAATAAATCCTATTAGCGGAGGGGGAGAAACTATTTTAAATTCCTCTTTTATTTCAACAGGTAGTATAACTGCTTCTGTGAATGTGGGAACAGATACTTTTAAAGTGCAAAGTGGTTCATCTACTTATTTGTATATAAGTTCAAGTGGTAACATAGGTATAGGCACTACATCTCCTTTATCGATGTTAACTATAGCTGGTGGAAATATAAACATTGGTAGTGGGTATGGTATAGGTGGGAATAATTTAGGTACATACTCTCCTTTTATAAGATATAGTACAAATGCCGGAATACCCAGCTCAAGTTTCGGTCACACTAGCGCTTACATGCTCTCAGAACTTGGTGGTGTATTCGGGGCAAATGATTTATCATTTTATGCCGGGGCAATTACTCAACCCGAAATAATGAGAATTGTAGGTTCTACTGGATTTGTAGGTATTGGGGAAAACTCACCCTCAGCAAAATTAGAAATTAGAGGCAGCGGTGCAACTTCTGCAACTACAGC